AGCATCCGTTATTTTATGTCCTTTACCAGATTTATCAATACCATATACATCTCCATCTTTTTTAGTTAAATGTGATTTTGCTCGTGCTTTATTAATATAGTTTCCATAAGGTGTAGAATCAGCAGAAGCTTCTTGCAAATATTCATCATCATCATCTTCATCATCTTCATCATCATCATCTTCAAGATTATAATCCTCTTCTTCAGGTTCTTGATACCAAGATTGATTAGGATCATTTTTAGATTCTTCAGTAAAATCATGAGATTTCCAATTAAAATTTGGATTAACTACTAAAGCCGGATATAATACTTCACCTGACTCTGTGGATTCTTTATCAAAAGCTAAATTAATGCCTCGACTTCTATCACCTGTTCCACCATTCATTTGGTCTAATAATTCATAGTAATCTTTATTACCGAATACACCATATCCTTCATAATTTTTTTCTAACCATTTCCTGCCTTTGTTATCAAACATATAAACAAAAGGAAGAGTATTTTCATTTTCCGATCCAATTTGTTGGTTTGTATCTTGAGTAATCCAAGAGAATTGACCCTCGGTTAATGAACTAAAGAATGTAGCTTTATTTTCTAATATAGCTTTTTTAAGGTTAAATTTTGTCATTTTTTAAATATATGATTATAAATATGTTATTTCTCTTTATTTATACGTTTTCCAGCAGCTACTGCTGCTTTATAATCTTTAGAACCTTTAGGACTTGGTTTTTCACCGCGTTTTCTCTGTGCATGGATATTTGCCCATAAACCCGGACCACCTTCTTTAATTTTATCTAATGCTTTAGCAATTTTTTCCTCTAATTTTTCATATCCTGAACCATAAGGTGATGATTTTCCATTATGATTAGGAGCAACATTTTCATCTAAATCTTTATAATCAACATATACACGTTGGAAAGCATTAAAATTATCAACGGGTTCATCATATAATTTGATTGTTTCATTATCTGTGTTAATACGAATTTCACCTTGTTGTTTGTAATCTAAATCTAATACTAGGGTAGCATAATTCATTCCAACAGCAGTTCCACCAGCAATACGAGCACCTACTTTTTCAGCCCAACCTGCTACTTTGTTTACTAAAGAAGAAACACCTTTTCTTTTAGCAAAATCTCTAATGTTTGAAGGAACATTTGCTTCGGTTAATTCTTTTTCAGGAGTATCTTCAGCAGCCCCTACAATCTCTTCGTAGTCTTCCATAGATAAAATACCTCTTTCTTTACCTAATAAATTTGATTTTTCAGTAACATCATGTAAATCCATGTCTTGAGAAGCATCTTCTCTTGAATATTCTAACATACGAAGGAATAATGGAATATCCATTGTAATTGTATCAACAGCATCCTCTTCTTTAGCTTCATTCATTGGACTTTCATATGAAGCGTTATTAAAGAAATCAAAAATCCACTCAGCTATTTCCATTGTAAAATTAGACTCACCAACCATATTGATTAATTGGTTAACTTTAGCTATAGCTTTTGGATATTTTTGTAATTTTATATTAATAAATTCTTTACCAGATTTAAAACCATTTGTTTCACTTATTAATGGTTCAACATAATCTAAAGCAAGTAATGCTTCTTTTTTAGTTTGAATGGTTTTACCTGATTTTTTCTCAGCCATTGCTATTAAATCCATTAATGCTTTTTTATATTCTGGTCCTGCTTTTTTATCATTCATAACTTTTAAAAGTTTATCTACTTCAGGGTTTGATTTAGCTTCATTTAAATTCTTTTTAAGGTAATCTAAATCAACATCAATTTCTAAACTAACGTTTCCTTTTTTAGCTTTTTCGTTGTAAGGTTTAATAACAAGTTTACCAACATTGTCTTTTACCTTCATTACTTTCCAATCTTCACCATCTTTAAATGAAATAATATCACCTACTTTAAAGTCACTAATAAATGGATTTGTACTAATCATAGTTTTATTTAGTTTATCGGCTTTTTTCTGTGCTTCTTCTTTTGAATATTCACCTTCAATTTTATCACCTTTTGCAATACCATAAAAACCTTTACCGTTATATGCTATTTTATATTTACCTTCAGCTTCATTTACATTCATTTCTTCAGGTATTGACATTAATTTTTTTGTAGCAGTAAGACCTCCTTTTTCATTTGGTTTAACTTCCCAATTTTTTTCTTTAAATTTTTTTATTAATTTAATTTTAGTAGGCTCATCTAATTTTTGTATAATTTCAATCTTATCTTCCTTTGGTTTACGAGTACGTTTATAAGGAATACCTCCAACAATATGTGAAATTTTAGCTTCATCTAATGAAGGAGAATCTATCTTAATAAAATCATCAGATACAGCAAATACTTCTACTTTACCATTTTCTAAATCACTTACATCAATATCTTCAAGATCGTATTTTGCTTTTAATTTTTTAGCAACAGCATTACCCATTGCTAATGCTTTAGCAGCACCTTCTTCTTTATCTTGACCCAACATAGTTTTAGAACCTAAAGCGGTTGTAAAACCTGTGTCTACAGGATATAAAATATCAACATATAAAAAGTTAGGATTAGATTTATTCTTACGGATTAATGGTTTAAAATATTCTTTATTACCTTCGTTCATAGGTTTAGAAAAGAATTCTTTAATTTTTTGTAGGTCTTTCATTTTTAAATTATATTTAATTTATTATTACTTTTGTAAATGATTATTAAGGACTCCTCCTATTATAGCAGCATCGATGGATAATTGCGTTATTGATTCTAAATCAAGTTTAGTTTTGCGTTTTGTGTAATCAATTCCTAAACACCCAATAAATTTATCCTCAATAGTTTTGATTGCAAATAAGTATCCAGATTTGCAATTAGATTCTTCGGCAACATATTTAAGGCCATAAGTCTCTATTGTAGGATCTTTATAATCTACAATTGAAATTATATCGTTATCCAATAATTCGTTTGTTGATTTACTAAAAAGACTTACTGGGATATTTTGGAAGTTAGATTGTATAGATCCTACTCCAATGTTTACAGTTTCGTATACTACACTAAATTTTGCAATTGATTTTCCGGTTGGATAAAAATGACCTCCATTATGAAATTGAGTTACCCAAACACGGTCTGCATTAAAATCTTCTTTGATTTGGTCTAACTTATGCATAACTCGTTCACTAACTTCTAATGTTTCAGTTACCATATCTGGTTTTGTTTTACTTTTTTCATAGTAATACTTAACTAGTAATAAAAGTATTGGTCCTAATACTCCTGAGATAAACGCTGCTATGATTGTTGGTGTCATTTTTAATTATTTTCTTTTTTGTTTTTGTAAAAATTCTAAAGCTTCCTTTTTATATTTTAATAAATGTTGTTTTCCAGAACCTTCCCAATTTTCAATATCCCCGGATTCAGTGATAAATTCTTGTTTTTCATTAATTAATTCATTAAACCAAACTTCAAGATCTTTAGTTACACCTTCAATATTTGAATTAACTACTTGATCTTCAAATTCTTGTAATTTACCTTGTTTTCTTAAATTTGATTCAAAATCTACTTGACAATTAAAGCAATGTCCATACATTACAAACCATCTTTTATCTAAATGGGGTTTCATAGTACGAGAACAAGAAGGGCAAAATAAAGGTAAAACGATACCTTCTTTTGCCTTATCTAATTTTGTAATATTTTGTTTTAAGCCATTTTTAATAACCCAAGTTCTTCCATCTTCTTCCCATTTATCTCCTTCACTGTGGAATTCTTTAGTTTTTGTATAACCGGTTCCCATAGTAGTACTTTCGCCATATTTACCTTGAACAAGGTTACGAAGACGTTGTACATCACGTTGTTTAAATTCTTTTTTTAAAACTGAATCTTGACTCATTTTTTTAATATATCTTTAATAATATTAGTTAATTTTGTTTCATTAACTGCGGACATTGGTTTTTCTACTTTAATTGAAACTTTCATTTTATATTTTATACCAATATCTTTAATTTTTTTAGATACTGTATCTGCTCCATCCCCATTCACATCTATTATAAGTGTGTCTTCTTTAAAAGGAGAAACAATTATTTTATGTTTTAATCCTGGGTAGTTAGTTTGGAATACTCTTGTTGTAAAAAAGCCTTCTAAGTCTGCTTTAGTATCATTTACTTTTTCTCCACTAATTATTACTCTTCTAAAGGCCATATTTGCTTAATTTAGTTAATGTTGATGATGTTGAAGTATGAAGAATTCCAATACCCCCGGCATTGTTCCAATCATTAATATTTGAAATTCTATCGTCTATAAGTATTGCATCTTTTCTAGCATAATTCTTTTTTGATTCAGCTGATGCTAAAATTAAAGGTGTTCCGGGAATATTATTACCAATCCATAATCTTTTTCCTAAACGAGAAGAGGGACTTTTTGAGGGAGCCGATAATATAGTTGGATTTTTATCTTTAATAGCATCCCATAATTCTTTTCCATCAGGCATCCATTTCATTTCAGTCCAAAACTTAAGTTTATTATCAATGTCTATAAAATTCCAAAATTTTTCTATACCATATTTACTTTTATATTGATCTGGGGATAAATTTTTTAGGTTTAAAGATTTAAAGTTTTCATCAAAATCAGTTAAAACACCATCCATATCACAATAAATTTTATATTGCGGTTGAGAAGGTTCTGTTGATTCCTCTTTAATTTGTTTATATAAATCTGTTAACCTATACATTTTTTATACTATCCTCCCAATTACGTAACATCATATTTCCTTTTTCGTAAGCTTCTTTTTCAATTTCAGGTAATGCTCCGTCTTCATTGGTATTTGTTGTGTTGATATTATTTAATCTACCCTCTAAATTTTGTTCGTGGTGTACCATTTCATGGGTAAATGAACGACATATATCTTTTGGGTGTCTATCTTTAGTATATAAAGTAATAGATTTATCATTTGGATTATAATAAGCAGTTTTACCTAAAAGATTAGAAGCATTTTCTTCATCATTTGAAATTATCTTAATTTTAGGTAATGGTTTGATATTCATTCCATTGTCTATCATATATTTGGATAAAGATACGAAAGATTCCTTAGGATTCCAAGTTTCTATTAAAGCTTCTTGAATAAATTGTCTTGATAATTTATTTAAACCAAAGAAATCATTTTCTAAAATGGCAGGTAAATTTAATTCCTTTGCTCTTTTATCATACATTCCTTTAAGAATATCAACATCATTTTTATTAGTAATTTTAAGTAAATCTCTAATATACTCATCTACTACTTCAGCATAAGGACGTCTTGATTTTTTAGCTTTTAAATATAAACCTTGAACATTTGCATCTTTTTCTGAGGGTAAAAGTATATATCTTAAAGTATCAGGATATTTAATAACTAAACGTCTAAGAGGGAGATCTAAAATTTCTTTACCTGGTTTTACATTGATACCACCTTGGGTTAGATGTTCAATTTCATGGCGAATAACAGAAATTAAATCCATATAAATTTTTTCCCAACCTTGGGGGAGCATACTTTTTGGAATAGAATAGGTTATTTTTATTTCCCCTGAGGTTAACCTAGCAGATCCATTATATGAATATGTTTGAATACCTGCAAATACGGCTACACCTTTATATGAAAACTTTAAGTCCTCGTATTCTAAATCCCCATCAGGGCCAACTGCAAATTCTACTCTTCCGGTAGGTTCATTGTGTTCAAAATCATCTTTCCAACCTTTAAGAGTATAACTAGCTAATTGTCTTGAAATACTATCGTAACGACCTTCATTAATAATATTAGATTTTAATTTAGTAGAGGGATTTATTTCTTCTTGTAATTCAGGATTATTATCGTGTCCACATTTATGACAAATGTATAAATCATCTCCACCATCTGCTATAGGCCATTTCCAATCACAATTATCACAAATAACTTCTGTATCGGTTACTATTTCATTAACTGTATTAGGTAAAATTGCTATTATATTATTTTTAGAATTTGTAAATTTTGCCCCTGGTATGGCTTTAGAAATAAATGCTTTATATAGATTGTCTCTTTGAGTACCAAAATCTTCCTCATCTGATTTTTTAGATGGGGAATATATTATAGCTTTAGCTTCAATTTCCTTTACATAATGTTTAATTATAGCTGTTAGAGTAGACATTACTCTATATATTTCACCTTTATTAACTACTATTTTAGATGAAGAACCTTCAGCTCCTTTAGGTTTTGCGGAAAATTCAATATCTATAGCTTCAAGATTCATATTTCCACCTTCAGGATCTACAATTTCTACAGTTGTTAAATTTACTCTATATTTAGTTTCACTTTCTGTTGTAAATTCAATAAAAGTAACCCAACCGTTTTTATCAACTTCTTCCCACTTATAGGGAGATAGATTTGCTTCGCCTACTTCGGTTATTTTTTCTTCTTTAACAACAGGAGATACAATATCCCATACTTGTTCCTTTTCGGGAATGTCTGGGATTAAATAAAAAAATTGGTCTTTATTATTGTTTTTAACTGCATTACGAGCTGCTGTTCCACTAACACCACCTGATGTTTGGATAACACGTAATTGTAGGTTTGGATATTTTTCTAATGTTCTAGTTCTAGAAGCAATGTCAGCAAAATCTTCAGGATTATTTTCACGAGCACCTATTATCCAAAGTATTTTTTCTTCAGGATGTTCTTTAGCATAACGTAAAATACTACCTATAGGTGCATTTACTGGTTCTATTACAGTTTTAATTGGAAGATATTTTTTATATAATTCCCAAATTTGAATAGATTCACCTTGAGAAATTCCATCACGTTCACCACCTCCAACATAAATTAAAATGTCATCAATTTCTGGGTTTTGTTCGGATGCTTTAGCAACAACATCAAAGTGACCTTTAGTAGGAGGTTTAAATCCTCCACCATATATAGCGGTTACTTTTTTATCATCCGCGTCCAAAAGATCTTCTAATAAGACTTTTGTTAATGAATTCATTATTATTTAAGCTTTTGAATTTTTTCTTTTGCTGAATTTTTCTTTTCTTCTATGTCTTTTTTAGCACTGCGATAAGCTTCCATAGCATCTTCCATTTCTTTAAGTTGCATGTCATATTCTTTTAAGGCTTCGGCAGCGTGGCGATTTGCTTCAGATTTGTTTTTGTAAACACCTTTAGTTTCATCCCTTTTAATTTCATCAAATACAGTAGCTTCATATACCATACCTTCTTTTTTAGAATCTTTACTTGGTTTTTTAACAACAAAAAACTTACCAACTTCATCTATCACAGATGTTGGTTCTTCTTTTGCATCATACTTTACTGTTGGTTTTTCTTTTTGTTCTACTTCGTTTAATAAGTCTAATAATTTCATTTGTTTATAAATTTAGTGATTTTTGTTTTTGCTTGTTCTATAGTATCAAATTCGGGTTGATTTGATAGTAATTGTTTTATGTCTGCGTAGATTTGATTAACTTCTATTTTTGATTTTTCTTTTTCTTCAGGAGTTTTTTCTTTACCTATTTGTCCTAAAGGTTGAATATATGTTTTAAAAATATATTCTGCATCAAAATTTAAATTAGCATCTTCTAGGTTTAAATTTACTATTGTAAAATCATCATTAAATGCTTGTCTGTATGTATTAACATTGTTATTAACATCACGCCAGGATCTAATTACAATACTTGGTAATAAAGATCTGTCTCTATTTTTATTACGTTCTAATGAAGTTATAGGAGATACATAAGTCATTAACATAAACGTGTCGTAACCTAAATTCTCTAATTCATCTCTTTTCCTAAGTAGCATTTTAGATGAACCCCCTACACTATCAATTAATAAATTTTTAGCATTTTGAGAAGCATCTTGAAGTTTAGTGTCTGTAGTTCTTCTTGCTTGACCCATTAACTCACCTGATCTTTTTAATTCATCCGGAGACATTAAGGCTAATTTCATTCCAATACCTGAGGATTTAAGTAGTTCCTCATAGGTGTCATCTACATTAATAGTAGTAAAATTAGAAGGGACTAATTTTTGAGATATAAATGATTTACCTGAACCCGCAGGACCTGCCATAAATATGGCTTTTGGTTTTCCTTGGATTTCTTTTAAAAGAGACATCAGCCCAATCATTGATTAAGTTTATTATAAATATGGCAAAACATCTAACGTTATTATTCTTCCTCGAATTTCATTGTAATAACGTGATGATCAGTTATATATTCTATATTTCCAGCACATTTATTATATTTAGGCCATTCATGATTAGGTAATATTTCAAAATAACATCTGTCCTTTTCGATATAGATTAATCTTCCTAAAAATGTTGGGAAAATGTTAGTTTTTAAAACACGTCCAATCAATTTATTTAAATTATCATTTACCTGGTAACGTGGGGTAAAACCATTTCTGTTTAAATTCATAACCTTAATTTATATGAATAAATGTACGAAAAAGTTTTTGCTCCTCCAAATTTTTTATATAATAATTTTAGTCTTGTTTTTTTACTTGGGTTTTGAATTCTGTAAATACAGGTGCTTCATTTGGGTTTTCTAAATCAAATAAACGTTTTACTGTTTTAAAGATTTCAATATTTTCCTCTTGTGTGCGTACTGGTAAAACCATTTCCCACCCTTTACCTTGCATTTTGTCTTTTGAACCTTTACGTTTAGATGATTTTAACCATAAAATACCAGTTTTATCAGGTTTAATACCAAAACATTCTTCATAACAATGAGCATAAACTGCTGCTTGTAATTCATGGGTTGTTTGAATATGATTAGAGGTTTTATGGTCAATAATCCATAAGTCATTACTTATTTTACACACTAAATCTGTTGTTCCTGCTACTTTAAGAGTATCAGAATATAGATGGATTTCTTGGTCAATTAATTCTGGTTTTTGAGTTTCCCAAAAATCAACAAAACGTAAAAACATTTGCCAAATATTAGGATCAAATTGTGGATTGCCAAATTGATTTAAAAAGTTCATTTCTTTACCTTCTAAATATTCTTCTATCATTTCATGAACTTTAGTTCCATCTTCTGCTGCTTTTCTAACAATATAATCAGCTGAGCGACCCATATTTTTTAACCATTCCTCAAAATGTTTACCTTTTGGATATGAACCTAAAACGTGAGTAATTGAAGGATAATATTCACCATTTCGTCTATAATATCTTGAATCTGGAAGAGTGATTTGTTTGTGGTCTTCTGAAATTTCTAAAATTCTGTTATTAACATATTTAATGTTTCTTTTTTTCATAGGAAAAGTTTTTTCTCGAGTAACCCCGAGAATGTTAAGGGGTATGTTTCTTGTATTAAATTAGTAAAACTAGCGAACCCCATTTCGCTTGGATCTTTATCATTCATATCTACGAGATAAACTTCTTTACCTTCATTCATTAAACGCTCACAAAAATTTAATGCTTGTTTTTGAGCGTCTTTATCTAAAGCTATATAAATTTTTTCTACAGAAGACATTACAATTTTTTTCATTAAATTTGATTGTATATTTTTGCCTAGTAGCGGTATTACATTTCTTTTAATGGAGATGGCATCAAATGGTCCTTCACACAATATAAGCGGTAATTCCCAATTTATAAACAACTCAAATGGTATAATGTCACGAGATGCTGTTGGGTTTTTATATTTTATTGTGGATTGTTTTCCAAATGAACGACCTGTAAAGTAATTTATATTACCTTTAGCATCATAGGAGGGGATAATAATCATATTAGCATAACGTCCTTGTTCACAATAACCAATTCCATATTTTAAAATATCATCATCTGTAATACCTCGAGATTTAATATATGATAAAGCATGTCTTGCTGTAATATCTGAGGGGTGAATATTGTTTAAAAGTTTAAATTCTTTTGGAAGTTCTAATTTAGTTTCAACTTGTATGTGTGGTTCCGGTCCTGTGTATTTTACAATAGCTTTTAATTCAGCCATTTTTTCAGGTGATGTTTCTACTGCTTTAAATAATTGGTATAATTTTTTACCTTTTTTATCACAAACCCAACAATGCCATTGGTTTTCTCCTTTAATATTTTCAGTAAAGTTAATCTCTAATTTTGGTTTATGGTGATTACATAGAGGACAATGATATGCATAATTTCCTCGAGATGTTGACTTACTAGTACCAAGCACAGAATTAGTTAGTGCTACTAGGGTTTGGTTTATCATAGTATTAATATACTAATCTTCTTTAGATAAACCAAAGTCACGTGTAAAAAACTTGCCTAAAATATTATCATTAAAATATTTATCAGAGTTTTCTAATACACCATGTGTAAATAAATACTTACACTCGTAATATGTTAATAATTTTTTACTATTAACTAATTGTATAATTTCGCGAGTAAATTCATCGTGTTTACCTTCCTTTAATATTTCAAGAATAGGTTTACAGGAACCATAATAGGTCTTCCAATCACTTTCTTTTTGTATTACTTGAGTAGTAGATTTACGACCTCTACCTGTTTGTTCCGCTAATTCTTTCTTCGTTAATTTGCGTTTTACATTGTGATATAGCGATTTTTTTCCAATATACGATATCCCACGTGATTTATAAGTTGTAATGTATATAAAACCATATGTTTCTAAGGGAAAATCCTCTATGGAAATTATTTCTTTATTGTTGTATAACCAATTTATCATATTATATTATAATTATAAAGTACAATTGAATTTTATGATGCTGTAGACCAATCAATGGATTCACTCCATCTGTACAGTAGGCCACTTGTATTTCGAGCATCTGAATATTCAACTAATTGCCATGTTGCTCCGGAAGTAGATAAACCGTTTGAGGCTGATACACAAATTAAGTGAAAATATGGAAATGCAGCAGGTTGTGCTGGATAGTTCGGGTTTGCTGTAATTCCTACAATTTTTTGAATAATAGAACGGGCCGTATTAGTAGGACTTGGTGTAGTTCCTGCTGCTATTATACGGGTATTTGGCATTAGTGAGGAAGATACTGTAAATCTTATTCTTCCTTCATCACCTGTGTTGCTAAAAGCAGTGGAAAATAATTGTACTTGATCTCCAAGTTTACAAGAAGCTGTGTTTAGGGTTATTGTGCATGTTGTTGAGCCTGTAAAATTCCAAATAATTCCAACATCTGATCCCGTAGGTACTAAAAGTGTTGATGAAGAATTTGGGGTTGAAATCCATTGAGTAGTTGATAAAAGATAATCTGCAGTTACAGCAAATTGAGTTTCAGTTGCATAATTCTGACCTCCTTGTAAAGATCCTGTAAATGAGGATGTTAGAGAAGTGACATATAAAAGATTACCGTTTGGGTTGTATTGTATGCCAGCATCTGTATAAAGTGATTCTTCAGTTGCTGTGGCATTGTTTGCATCTACAAATGTTGGATAATGAGTAGAGGTAGATGGGGTTGAGACTGTTTGAATTTGTTGTGCTGCAGTTGACCAAGATGATGTACCTAATAAAGATCCTGTAAATGAGGAGGTAATAGAAGATGCGGTAATAGCGGATGATGATAAAGTTGTAGCTATTAATGAACCACTAAAAGCATTAGTTGTTATATTTAAGGATGTACTTACTGGGGAAGTGGGAGTAGTGGGAAAAGAAGGGGAGGATGATACAAATGTTGGATAATATATAACATTACCAGTAACCCCAACAGTATTTATAAAGGAAGCAGATGTTGCTGTTAGTGAATATTGGGTAGCACTGTTATTGCTTGCTGTACCTAATAAAGATCCGGTAAATGAGGATGCTGAGATTGATTTTAAAGAAGGGTTATATAATGGGCCTCCTGGGTCTGTATCAATATTTAATTGTTGGGTTCCTGCAGCACTTGAGGTTCCAAAGATTAAAGGCAAATATGTTAAGGATGCCGTGTTAACTGCTACAATAACTTTTGAGGAAGTTTGTGATAATATTGAATCTATAGAATTTAAAGAAGTTGCGGCAAATGAGGCTGTTTGAGCTGTTAATACATAGGAAGCAGTTTGAGCAGTTATAACAAAGGAAGCAGTTTCTGCAGTATCTACTGATGACAAGGATCCAGTAAATCCTTGTGTAGCAATAACAGATCCTGTTACTATTAAATCAGCGCCTAAATTTGAACCCGTTATAATAAGAGATCCAGTTATTACTGCTGGGGTGCTTGAAGTATAAGGAAATCCACCACCACCACCTCCTGCTGTGGAAGTTACAGTTACAGCTCCTACTCCTGTTAAAGGAAATATAGTTATACCAGTACCCGCTATTATTTGAGTTACGGCTCCACCTCCACCCCCACCATTTAAAGCAAAAGAGGCAGTTGTAGCATATGAAGCAGTTCCTTCAAGTGAACCACTAAGTGAAATAAGGTATTGGGTTGATGCCCCTACATAATTTAAAGCATCATATAATTGAAGTAAATCACTAGTTAGAATTACATTATTATTTACAATGTTTGATGAATTTAAAGTTGCCATAATTATCTATCTATCTATATTTATTATATTTAAAAAATTTAAGTAACATTTAAATCCCATATTCCATCTATTGCTACTTTTCTATCCATATAATTAACTAATTGCCATGTTGCTCTATTTGATGCTTTAACACATACCCATTTCCAACTAGCTTGTGATCCTGAAACATCAGTATAGGTTGGAGAAACAGTGTGAAATGATGAAGGATTATTAGTATATCCCGCTACTACTATAGAACCACTATTAGCTGTAGATCCGGATGTTGTAAAACCAATAACACCGTTAGCTGTAAAAGTTCCAACGGTTGCTATTTGTACTTGATCTCCAACTTGGCACGAACTAGTATTTAGTCTGTATGTTATAAGAGATGTACCAGCATAAGTATGTACTATTCCAACATCTCGCCCTGCCGGAATAGCTTGGGCAGAATTATATGAATACCATTGGGTAGTACTGTTTGGAACAGATGCTGTAAGAGCATAAGAAGCTGTATTAGCATTAGATGAGGTACCTAATAAAGATCCGGTAAATGAGGAAGTTATAGACCCTGTTACACTTAAAATATTAGTACTTGGGTTAAAACTTATATTGCTATCTGTATAAAGTGATTCTGCAGTTGGTGTGCCATTGTTTGCATCTACAAATGTTAAATAATGTAAAGCGTTAGTTGCTATTCCAACTGTTTGAATTTTTGTTGCTGCAGTTGCTAAAGATGAGGTACCTAATAAAGATCCTGTAAATGAGGAGGTGATAGAAGATGCGGTAATAGCGGATGATGATAAAGTTGTAGCTATTAATAAACCATTAGACGGATTAATTTTTAAGTTTGTAGTTGTAAATAAGGTTTCTGCAGTTGCTGTAGCATTGTTTGTATCTACAAATGTTAAAAAATGAAAAGCGTTAGTTGTAGTAGCTAGTGTATTAATATTGTATGCTGTTGTTGCAGTAGTAGCGGTTGATGAAGATACGGCTTGTGTAGATGTACCTAATAAAGATCCGGTAAATCTATTTGAAGAAATAGAATTGAACAGTGGATTGTATGTTGGCCCTCCTGCGTCTGAATCAATATTTAATTGTTGGGTTCCCGCAGCACTTGAGGTTCCAAAGATTAAAGGAAGATTTGTAGCTGTGGTTTGGTTATTTGATACCGTGACTTTTGAGGAGGTTTGGGATAATATTGAGTTTGTAGAATTTGAAGAAGTTGCAACATAAGAAGCCGTTTGAGCAGTTGTAACAAATGATGCGGTTTGTGCTGTTACTACATATGAAGCCGTAGCTGCCGTTCCAAACAAGGATCCAGTAAATCCTTGTGTAGCAATAACAGATCCTGTTACTATTAAATCAGCGCCTAAATTTGAACCCGTTATAATAAGGGATCCGGATATTACTGCGTCTCCAATATAAGGAAAAGTACCAGCGGGGGTTGTTGCATTTATAGTTACAGCTCCTACTCCTGTTGAAGGGGATATAGTTATATTAGAGCCTGTTAGTATTTGAGTTACGGCTCCACCTCCACCCCCACCATTTAAAGCAAAAGAGGCAGTTGTAGCATATGAAGCAGTTCCTTCAAGTGAACCACTAAGTGAAACAAGGTATTGGGTTGATGCCCCTACATAATTTAAAGCATTATATAATTGAAGTAAATCACTAGTTAGAATTACATTATTATTTACAATGTTTGATGAATTTAAAGTTGCCATAATTATCTATCTATCTATATTTATTAGTATTGTAGTATCGGTAGTTGGTGAAACTGGTAAAGGTTGGGATATTTTTCCTATTGCTAGTAAATTTTGGTATTCATCATATAAACCAACAGTAGTAATATAAGGAGAAAAAGAAGAACCGGTTATATTATCACTTAAATATTGTCCAGGAGTATAAAAAGTACCTATAGAACTTGTTATTTGTGTACTTCCTGAAGTTGATGAAGGATTTAAAGAAAAATTATATTCATTATCTCTTAAAGTGCATTTATATTGTGTTTCATAAATGTTAAGTGAGGAAGAAAAAGAGCAAGTTACATTAGAGGATGTTACAAAATCTAATATTGATAAAACGTTTCCAGGACCATATACGTTTACATTATATAATGAAATTCCATAACCGTTTTGATTAGGGGTACTATTTGAGGTTACTATAGCTAAACCATGAGGATAAAATATTTGTCCACAAATTTGTGCTGAGGAGGAAAGGATTAAATTACCTTCTCCATCATCATATACTGAACCATTTCCTGTAGACCAAGTAAATGATTTAGGTTGGATGTAATTTCCATAAAGTCTAGCAGGAATAGATAAAACTGCAATTTTAGAATTTGAGGCAGTTGGAAATAATTTTTCAAAAGTTAAAGTGGATTGATTATAATTAAAATATCTTCCAGTTGACTGATTATTACCTACTAATACATCTCCGTCAGGTTGAGAGCCAGGAAAAATATATCCTATATTAGCACTATCACCATACGAAGAACTTAAATAATTTGAATAATATAATTCTTGAATAGAACTATATACTAAACGTTGGTATTGAGAATAATCATACCCAGTTGTAGCATCTGTAGAGGGATCAAATAAGGTTCCTGAAAGGTTAGTTCCTAGGAATCTATTAATATTAACATTAGAACCAGTTAATTGATTTCCTAAAAAAGTAAATCCTTTATTAACCTCAAAGGGAGTTATTATTATATCCTCTGTTAAAAATTGTTTGTAAGCGCCCATTCATTTTAAAAATCTAATTTAACGCGAATTAATGCTTCTTTTGTAAAATCTTTTGGTAAAGGTCTTGACAATTTAGCTACTGCTAATAATTGGCTTGTATCATTATATAATCCAACTGTTGTAATATATGTTTGTGGATTATTAATAAATCCACTAAATACTACTTCACCTGTAGATCCTGAAATAAATGAAGGATTTTCGGAATAATTAAATTCTGAGCTTCTAGGTCTTACAAATATAAAATCTGAAGTAATTGATTCTTGGGAATTAATATAAAAATCATTTGCTATTCCTGAAATTGCGATTCCTCCACTTATGGATAAATACATGGATGTATTTGGAGTAGTTGTTGGGGCCGCAGATGATGTTGCAGAACCACTATATAAAAATCCAATACCTCCTGAGGGTAAAGAATCTCCTAATGCTAGAGGATTTAATAAAATAGTACCAATATCTGGAAGAAACCAACCATAAGATCCTGAATTTTTAGAATATCCTTCTGCTGTGTTTCTAGTAGAAATTGCAGCAATTGTACCTGTAGATCCTGTAATTAATTGAAATACTCTTCCGGCTTCATTAAATTGTATCGCTGATACATAATTACTATTATCTGTTAATGTGATTGATCCTGAAGAACCTGAAAGGGTTAAAGAAAGAGATCCTAAAAATAAAGAATCTTTGTATCTTGCTCTTTCAAAAGTTAAAGCAAAAAATTCGGATGAAGTAATAGTACCAAAGGTAAAATTAGTATTTTCATCACCAATTACTAAATCTTGCCATTGACCATAAATTGTACTTGATGGAGAATACCCATTAACGGCCGTGTTATATGCTAAACTTCCACTACCCTTACTATTTCCATAAGCTATAGCAAATTGTACAGATCCTGTTACATTATCGTATACATTAGTAAAGAAATTTCCAGAAGATCCTGCTACTTGGTTTGAGGAAGTTGCAGTTATTGTTAATGAAGGAGCATTAGTAGACCAAAGTGTAGAAGAAATAGAGTCTGTGCTTATTACAAAGTCTGAAAGGTCAAATCTGTTAAATGACATATTTTATATATTAGGATATTTGTGTTACTGTTATTGGAATAGTTAATCTAGCCCCTGAGTCTCGGCCAGATACTGTTAATGTAGCTTGTAGTGATGTATTTGAGCCAAATAATGTATTAATAGATGTTGCTCTTATATTAATTGTAGTACCAACTACAGTTTTAGATACTGAGGTACCTAAAGTAGTTGTGTTTAATGATTGGGCTTGTGGTGTATTAATACCAATACCCTCAAATGTACTAAGTAATCTAACATCAGAAATTGTTGCTGTATATCCACTAGTTTCAGAGTTGTTACCACCTAAATAATTTAATGTTTGAGGAGTAATAGCTAATGAAGCTCCTTGTTTAATTATAATAGCACTATATCCTAAATCAAGAATAGGCATTTTAGCAGTTCCCCGAGGTAAAGTTACAAGTTTGTATTTCATTACTTGTGTTGCTTGAGGAAAAGCTTCTAATAAAGGCATATTTTCAATTGCTTGTCCATAATATGCAGAGCCTGAAGGGTGGTTTGGGTTATAAAGTGTATAATCAATTTCATCATCCGCTAAAGCAAATTGTGTAATTCTAAAGGAACCATCATTTTGAGCTAATAATTGACGGCCTGTGTCTGTTAAAATAGCATCTATTGTTACTACTGAGTTATTTAAATATCCCATTTGTTGTTTTTTATTTTATTATAAATATATTAAAGTAATCCTTTTTCAGATAAATCAGAAATAATAGTGTCAAATTTATTTAAAAGTGTTTGAGAAGCAAATTCAGGTATTAAAAATCCAGAGGTTTCATTTGATATTCCATTTGGATTATCTATATCAAGAACTACTACATTTGGATTATCTATATTCTTTTTTATTAAAAAGGAATTAATATTAGAGCCTGATATTAAATTTCTATCTAAGGTTAAATATAAAGAATTAGAGATATTTTGTACAGGTGAATTAACATCTGTAATCATGTATGATTGGTTTTCATCTGCAGAAAATCTTATTTGGTCCCCTCGATTTATAATAAAAGGTTGATAAGGAAAGTCATATTGGGATCCTGAGGTTTCTAATTGAGTAAGACCATAAACATCTGAATTGAATACTGAGGAGGTTAGTATATTAGTAGTACCAGAACTAGTAAGAAAAAATGAAGAAGTGGGTGCGGTAAATGGAGGAGTTTGTGTAAAATAAAATTGACCGCTTGCTGTAAAATTAATTATATTATTAACACCAATAATACTTGATGATAAATAGTATGGGGAATATATTGGTGTTAGTCTTGCTCTTGTAAAGAAACGACTTTGAGATATTATTGATTGTGGGGGTGCTGTAAATTGTAATGAAGTTGGTGTATTGTTTCCTGGGATTTCTACTTGTTGACTAAATATAACTTGTTCATTTCCTCCTTGAAATTGAGGGTTAGTTCTTACAAATTCTACAGTTAATCTACCAACTGGGGATCCATTTATTGGGTCTAGTAATTTTACATTAAGATTAAGTTTTGGAATTAATTGTATTGAGGGGTTAGAAGCTAAAATAACTGAGGATGAAGGATTTGGGACTGATACAAGAGTAGCACTTGCTGATATTGTTGGGGCTACAAAAGTAATAAATTGATTTTGTTCATAGGCCCATGTAGGTGTTCCATTATATGAATAAGTTGCCGCTGTTTGAAGATTATAATTAAAGGCAGCACTAGAGCTATTAAAAAATATTGTACTAAGTGATTGACTTGGATTACTTCCAGTTTGTGAAAAAATAATCGCTTGAGGTAAAGCTGCTGATTTTATAACAGGTTTAATACCGGTAAAAGTGGATTCAAAACTAGAAGTTTGGCTGTAAAAAACAACGTTTGCTTTGTTATTTTCATTAAAAGTTTTAGTTAAATTATAATAATATGAACTTGTTGAATTTGGGTTATAAACATTACCTAAATCATCAACTATAAATTTAATATTAAATGATGTTTTTGATAAAAGTTCAGCTTTTGTTGTTTGATAACCCGTAAAATAAGCAAAAAATATTGAATCAGATTCTATTACGGGAGTAGTATTATTATATCCTATATTAAAATTAGGTGATGTGTTTTTACTACCATTATATCTTGGATTAGATATTCTAAGTGTAGAATAATTTGAGGCAGGAACTGTAGAAGGAGTTGCACTTCCTGATCCTCTAGAGGCGCTAATAATGAATTCAGCATTTACCGCTGTTACAGAATTTGAAGAAAAATCAACATCAAAAAATTCACTATTTGGTCTACTTAAAACAGCATTATTAGCTATTGGGTTTGTATTAAATTCCTCATCAAATTCCTCTACAATTATGTTAGATATAGAAATATTTGAATTACCTCCGGAATTTTCTCCAAAATATAAAGGTGCAACTGGGTTAGGGATATAAATTGTTTGGGTTAAACTAGTAAATGTTGTTGGAAAGGGTGGAGTTAAACTATTACGGAATATTCTTCCCGAGTTGTCATATATTAAAACCCCACCATCTGCTGTACTAGAAGGGGCACTAGTTACGGTTAATGTAATATAATAAGATTTAGCTACATTAAATCCATAAGCTAAGGCAAAAGGAGCATTAGGAGGAGGAGGTCCAGGGAGATAGGAGGAGGAAGGGGGTGTATTATTAAAATCACTACCACCAGCTATTGAACTTGTTGAATATATTTGAATAAGATCTAAATTAGAAACTGATAATACATTATCTGTTACTTGAAGAATAGAACCACTTAATTCACCATTGTAAAATTCTATTTGGGTTGAATCTGTAAAGGCAACAGGGCCTAAATTAGAGGGAGTTGAACCTGTCCAACTTTGAGTAATATTAACTATACCATTTCCTGTATATTGGGAGGAAGTTAATCCAAATAAATCAGGCATTGTTCCTCCTGTGCTGCCTGTAATTTCATACATTTGGATTGAGGATCCGGTAATTTCTATATTTTGAAAAACAAATGGAGTATCCCAAACAATATTAGGGGTTGATCCACTTCCATAAAAAGAAGTTGTAGTATGCGTATTAAATTGAGGAACGGGGTATTTGTTTCTTTCTAAAATGTGTTGTTTGATTACAATACCTGTTGATAAAGAACTTCTAACAGGCACATAATCTTTAATCATTTTAAATAAAGCATTATCATAATATTTAATAATTCTTATATAATCCCATAAATTATAATTCTGGTAGTATTTTTTAAAATAATCATTTCTTAAAACATCTAAATCAGGATATGATTCTTCAGAAGAGGATACCAATCTAGGATCTCCTATATATTCTCCAATATTAAAATATCCTATTTGGGCATTAATATCTTCATTAATTTCATTTTGTGGA